TTTATTAGAAAGAACCTGAAGAACCCCAGATTCCCAATGGATCAGACCAGCCGAATGAGTAACGCTCACGTGATTTATAACGTACGTTACCCGTATCGAAGTCTCCATCCATTGAGTTAGCCAAAGGAGTACGGACGAAATGTTTCAAACCGTTTGGCACGTCAGTGGTTAGGAACCAAGCATTGGGATCTGTCAAGAAGTGGTTGACAGTGTAACCCTCTGGGATTGCGCCCATTTGCTTGATAGCGTTGATGTCATTGTTGTTTGTAGCTACGCGGAGTTCGGTATCCAACAAACGTTTTGCAACGAACATCAATGATGGAGGAATGACCAATTTCTTGGGCTTTGCAGCGATCAAGAGGCCACGCTCGTCCGTCCAAGCAGCGATCTGGATAACGGCGGCTTCCAAAGAAGTCTCGTTCAAATCAACTTGGGTTGTGGGAGTGTTGGAGTTGGTTCCACCATTGACCAAGGGGTGTGCAGTTGAGAACAAAGCCACACCATCACCACCAATGTAAGCAGAGTTGAAACCGTTGTTTAGAACGGCAGCACCCTTAACTTGCTTGGTGTAGGCCATAGCACGAGCCAAACCTTTGGTGTAACGAGCAGACAAGCTGTCGTACAAGTTATCTTCAATCGCCTCTTCAGTGATTGAGAAACCCAAAGCAATGGTTTCGTGGTTATAGCGTGTAGTCCATGCCTCTTGTGCATTGTCATACTGAATCGCAGCGCCCTCGCCCTTCACAGGGGCGGCGGAGAATCCAGACAACTTGGTCTCTTCTTCGAATGAACGCTCAGAGGTTTCGGTCTCATAAATTTCTTTATGTTCTTCACCATAACGAGCGTACTCCAAACCAAACAATGCGTTTAAGCCGGGGAGTAATTCTTTTAACAGTTGTGCGCGTGAAATAGCCATTTTAGATTACTCCTTATCTAGCTGTTGCATCATAGTACTCATGGATACCGAAGTTCAATTTGACTAGAACTTCTGGGTATTGTGTGAATACTAGGGTTGAAGAAGCGGCAAATGCGGTGATAGGAGCTGCGTTTAGCACAACAGTAGTTGCACCTGCGGAAGCTGCCGTAGCAACGTAAGAACCAGACTGGATGATTTGTCCGTTGGGAGCAATGCTTGAAACGTCTGTACCAACTGGTAGAGCGAAGGGCAATGCTGAGCATGTCACAGTAGCAGTAGAAATGCTAGAGTAAGTAGCTGAACCCAAAGAAGCGGCGGTGTCACCCACCAAACCAACCACGCGAGCAACATAAGCAGAGCTTGTAGTAGCTGCAGGAACGATCAAACCATTTGAACTGTCGCCAGTGTTGATGTTACCAGCCAAGTCAGAACCTTGTAGGTTTTGACCGATCAAAGCAACAGCACCAGAAGTAACAGTGGTAGAGCCAGAAGAAGCCACGATAGCTGCTTTGAAAACAGTATCAGGATCATCTGTAACGTAAGCTTGAATATCACCAGCCAAAGTATTGGCGGGGTAGTATTGGCTAAAACGTTTTTGCTTGGACACTGGGTCTGTATAAGTACAGCCCAAGAAGATACCAACCATACCGGATGCGCCGCCACCAGTGGTGACTGCTAAACGGTTGACTAGACCACGACTAAGGTTAACAAAATCACCATAGAAGATGTTTGTGCCATAGTTGTACTGGATAGGTAGTAAGCGAGTGGAACCCGCAAACACCTGTCCACCAATCAAATTGATTGGTTTTAGCCCGTAAGGGGCCGAAACGACAGGATATGCCATGTTAATTCCTTAAAATTAAGAACCAGAACCAAATGTAACCTTTGAACGTTTCTCTGAGAACAGAGGCATTCTAGGGTCGCTTTCTTTCATGAAGCTGTGGTCTACTGAATCCATTTGAGCTTGATTTTGTTTTGCGTAGTACGCATCACGTTGCTTCAGAAACTCTTCAGGAATACGGCAGAGCAACAAGCCTCCCACCTCGATATTGCCTTTGAATCGGCCTTCCTCGGTGGCGTGCATCATCATCTCAGGATAATCTTCTGCTTTGCAGGGTTCATATCCCTCTCTGAACTTTGAAGAAATATTACTAGGGTCAGACTGCCCCATAGTACTGATACGAATGTAGCGATGTTTCCAACCGGGTCTTGGGTCGGGCATCGGTAAAGTCTCAGGTGCTCTCCACTCCGTAGGACGGAATGTTGTAGCTCTTGAATCCAATTCGCGTGCAAGTCTATTTTGTGCTGTCATGATTAGTTACTCCTCAATTGTTCTTCCGCAACCTTACGAGCGTAGAGTTCCAATGGAACACCAAGCCGCTTGGCGATGTTTACCTGAGTTTGAGTCAGCACGATCTTTTTGGGCGCTGTGCTTCTCGTAGCAGGTGCTACGTTTGATTTGGTGGGTCGCTGAGTTGGCGCATCAGCGGGTTTCTCAGACTCAAACGCATCTGGAAACACTGTTTTCATTCGAGAATTTAACTTCTCATAATATTCATCGGACTGTGGATTGACGCCAGACTTGATGAGTTTCGTGTGAACCCCAATCGCAAAGCTTGTCATCTCTTCATCTTGTCCCCACCAAGGATTAGCCTTCTGCCATTCGAGAGCTTTAGGATCTTCCCTAGGTGGTTGAGTAACCTGTGGTTGTGTTTGTACACTATTATCCTCAACTTGTAAAGGTTTTGGTTGAAAAGTGTTAATTTTGTCCGCGCGGATAGTTGCTGCAGTCAGTTCTTGTTGCGCTTTAGCCAACCCATCTGGGTCTCCAGCTTCGTAGGCTTCCTTGTATTTCTGGGTCGCCTTCTCCACTTCGTTAGCCACAACCTTCTTAGCTTGCTCTTGTAGAGCCTGCTGGTTGTTATTGAGAGAACCCTTGAGTTGTTTGTTTTCCTCAATGATTCTTTGGGCCAAAGCTATTGCTTCTTCCCTTGCTCGCTCGGCTGCTTCTGCACGCCTACGCTCTTCGTGATAACCCTTAGTAAAGTGCTTGATGCGGTTTTGTACACTCTCGTCGTACTTAGACAGCTCATCGTCGCCCATTTCTTTGGGAGGCTCAGTCATTGGCTTTCTGTTTCGGTCTTCTGGAGGAGTATCGTCTACTACCTCTATCTCAGGAGTACCTTCAACTTCAAAGTCTATCTTGTCCTCTACTTTTTTATCCTCCCCCTTTTCATCGGGGAACTTAAAGTCTTCACCTCTAAATGTCGCCATGTTTTACTCCTTATGCCGCACGTGTAATGCCACGGGGATCCTCGACTACCGCCTCGACGTTGTCGTCGTTGATCAAGCGGAATTCGCGTCCATGAATTTTCAAGCGTGTGCCTGAATTGGGTCTGACGATTACGAAATCGCCAATCTTGCAACGCGGCCCTGTTGGGAACCTTGTTGTGTCTGAATAGGCTTCGGGGCCCATCTTGATTACAAATAGCACAGGGGTCAACATCTCTTCTTTCCAAATTTCTTGGCTAGATTTAACGATCCCAATATCGCTCTCTGCGTACTCTTCCATTGCTTCAGGGACTACAGTTAGTAGCATGAATCCCTTGGGGTCTGGAATCTGCTTGGCCTTTTGCTCGTTACTCTTATTCAGAATACCGGATAGGTCAATAGCACTTACGTCAAATTCACTCGTCATCTTCATCATCCTTTAGGTTTCGCACGAGGTCGGCTATCTCTCTTTGTGCAAGGGCAAGACCACGGATTACCCCACACATATTTTGGTACTCACCAAAATCCTTCGCAGCGCCCTCACTCATGGGCGCGGTATAAGTTCCTTTGATCTCTTCGATCTTCCTAATTAGATGTTCGAGTGTTTTGTCAATCATTCAGCTCCTCCGGGTGGCTGTTGTGCTTGCTGCGCTTGCAACTCTAGTTGTTGCTCCGCTTGCTTCTTGGCATGGTCTCTTGTTTGTTTGGCTTGCTCAGCTTTAGTCATCACGTTCATCGCATGGTCTTGCGCTTGGTGACTGATTTTCTGCATGTGTGTCTGATGTGTGTGCAACAGATTCTGCTCATGATCTTGCTGGGCTTGCTGCATCTCCATCATGTGGCGCTGAGACATCTGCTCTGGAGTCTCACCCATCTTGGACTGAGCTTCCTTAGCTTTGAGCTGCAACTCTGCTGCTTTGATCGCCAAGTCTCCTTGAACTTTCTGAGATTGTGTCTTGGCTTGTGCGGCCTTGATCTGCAACTCTTGCTGCTGAAGTTGTACCAACGGATCTTGAGCTTGCTGCTGGTTCTGCGCTTGCTGCGCTTGACTCTGGTGCATCTGGAGCAACTGAGTGGACGCTTGTGCGATGAGCCTAGACAACTGAACTTCTTGATCAGGTGGTAGCTTGGCATCGGGTGCGGGCATCTGCACGCCCAACTGTTTCTCGATCTGCGCTCTGTAAGAGAAGGCCAAGTGTTCTGCAATGTGAGCCATGATCGCCCCTTGCATCTGCTGAGCCATTGGGTTTTGACCTATAGTCGCAGCAAGTTGAGGATCCTGCATGAACGTCGTGTGCACTGCAATGTGTGCATCGTGGTCTTGGAATATAAACGCCTTGGTCGGCTTGCCTTGTAGAAAGCCCATGTTCTCTGACACAGGATCTTTGGGCATCTGCTCATCCTCAGCGTTCGGTATAAGCTTGTCGGCATTCTT